GTGAAGCCAAGTGGCTCTCACATCGCATGAAACAGGAGACAACGGGCTTTGACCCGTTTAAGGTCGCATTTCCGTTTTGCAAGGCCGGACACCGTGGTGTTCTGGCCGACATTTCGGACCCAAAGGATCGTTTAGTTTGGATCTACCCATTCGAGATGACCATTGTCGAAGGCACATACGCCCAACCATTAATATCAGCATACAAGTCGCTGCGTACCGAGAATCCGATGCTAAATGGCATGAATTCGGATGATCGCGTGATGGATTGGATTGCCAGACAGAAAGGTCACCTCCTTGGCGTCGATCTCAGCGCATTCGATACCACTGTTTCGGTATTTCTCATTCGTCAAGCGTTCGACATTTTGTCGGACAACATTGAGTGGGAGTTCTGGAATGGAAAACTCGTCCCGCCTAAGCACCAGCTGAAGTGGGCAAACCTGTGGAAGAACTTAATACACTACTTCATCCACACCACCATCGTCATGCCGGACGGTAATGTGTATCGCAAACACGGTGGGATCCCTTCAGGCTCGTGGTTCACGCAGCTTGTTGGATCGGTTGTAAACTACATTGCGGTCACCTACGCTCTCAGTTGTCAGGGACTTGTACCAAAGAACTTAGTGGTGCTATCTGATGACAGTGGGTGCTCGGTTGACACGGCACCAAATTTAGTTCAGCTCTCTGTTGATATGGACACGATTAATCTGAAAGTTAACACAGTTAAGACAGATTCAACAGAAGAAAAGACTGAATTTAAACTTCTGGGCTATATGTATCGTCGCGGGTACAAGCATAAGGAGTTTAAAGCATGGATGGAGGCAGCCCTCTATCCTGATGGAGCTATCTACAGCTTTGAACAATCATTGTCAAGGATGATAGGAATCTTCATCTCCGGCGGGTTCACAGATCTGAGATTCTGTGCCTTCTTTCGTTTCTACCAGACTTTTTGGTGGGAAGCCCAATCTGGGTTACCCCCTGAGATACGATTACCCGCCTCTTCACTACGATACATCAACCAGGCCCTGGGCCAGGACATTCCTCCGGAGGTTGGTTTCTTCGGAAACTTCGTGGTGAATCGGCTCTTTCTCTGAGCCCAAAACTGACAGTGTGCAGTATATCACACGTAGTGGGATTCAAATCCAACTACAA